AGAAGATTAAAGAAATCAACGATCGCGCATACTTCGCACGTACCGCTGAATTTCCGGGACAGACGATTTAATGCCCGTCTCCAATATCTTCTGCACACTGTCCAGCTCAACACGCGTGAAAACAGGTGCAGGTGACCCTTTACGATTGAATCTCTTGTCACAATTAGATATGTCAACTGTAACATTATCAAACCAATCGTAGATTTGCGCCAACTCGCTAGGCGAGATGCCATAGGACATGATGAGTCCTACGCTCACAAATCGTGGGTCAATGTGCACGTTGTTAAATGACTTCGAATCTCGGAAAACCTCAACGTACAAAGGACTCACATAACGCAACAACTCTTCACTCACGAACCTAACCTTCGGATTCTTAGTGAGCGACATCAAAAATGTGGACAATCGTTGGAAGAATTCGACTCCAGGAAACATGATTTTATACATGTAACCCAACGAATAATAAAAATGACCAACAGATGATTCAAAATCCACATTCTTCATCACACCAATGTTGCGTAATAACTTAGCTATATCCGGAAACAACATCCACTTACCAGGAGCATACTCGATAAACTTCGCAGAGCAAAACTCCAGTTGTGTCGGATCGGAAATAAATCTAAGCTTACAATCAAACCCGAAAAGCGGGAAAGTATTTTGGATCTCTGAACTATGAGACCTAGGATAAGCTCCGGTGCCATCATCACCGGTGACAATAAATTGTCTCGAGGGGAAGCCATTAACCACCTCGAAGTACCTGTGGGCAACCCAGTTCAACAATGTGTTGCCCACCCACGTGTCAACCTCGCCCGAACATCTCAACGCATAAAACTCAAAAAATGCGCCCAAGCGAGTAAAGCCACGTTTTAGCATTTTCGTTTCGAAACATGCCAACAAGAGATCATAATCTTGTTCTGTCAAAATAAGCTTCCAAAGAGCCAGTTCAACATCCCTAAGCAAACGTTCACGCTGGGACGACTCAAATTTAGAAGCATCATCATCATAATAAGTCCAGTCGACTTCAGGATGATCCTCTACGAACTTTCCCATCTCGTAGAAGTCCTTGCCTTTGTCAAACCCTGGGACTCTCTTGAGCAATTCCTCAAGTTTAGATGTAAACCTACCATAAGTCAACCCAAAAACCGGATCCCTGCCAAAGATACCACGTGGATCTTTGACCTCTTCAGAAAATTCCTTTTCTTCCGTGTTTTTGTAGTTCTCGACTTTGATAAAGAAGCCAATTTTACTATCGCGCTTCCACTTATAACCGTGTCTCATCGCACGCTTAACACCCACACCGAATCGTTGTTTACTATGGCCAACACGAGAATTATAATATTCGTGCAAATCAGGGATGACCAACTTCCCTCCTCCGTTGGCCTCAAGAATCAAAGAGGCCAACTCCTCGACCACTCTTCTCAGAATGATCGGGTCATAGCTCGGTTCACTACCGACGTCAGCGAGCATTCTGTTGCGCAACGCTGCAAACTCGTTG